TACGGGCGTTACAGCTTCTGTAGGTTGAACTGTCAAGGATTCCTTGTCAGTTGGCTCGGCGGGTGCGACAAACTGATAACGCTGACCCACTCTTTTTGCTAATCCCTCTTTTGCTAATTTTAACCATAGATTATGACCCGGCCCATATTGCGCCCCACTACTTCTTAAAGTAATTCCACGAGCAGCTAACTCACTTCCCAATGAACGATACGCTTCTATTCCTATGCCTTTTCCTTGTTCAGAAGGATCAAGTTCAACAAATGCTATTTCTGCCGTATTGCCGTCAATTCCAATACCAAATTGTTTGAATTTTACATCTCTTCCATCTTCTTGAATTGCTACAGTTCCACCACCTTGATCTATTAGTGAATCAATATTTGTAACTTGAACTTGTGGTTTAATAGCAGAAACTTCGGGTGCAGCAGTTTCAGCAGGAGCAGTAATCAGATTAGCCAATTCAAGTTGTTGCTTCTCTGCTTCGGTTATCGGTTCCGATAATCCAGTAAGACTTGTGAATTGCTTGTTGAGTTCTCCAAGCATTGACTCGCCTTCAGCTATATCAAGTTTAAGAGTCTGCGCTTCTCTGCTTGTAGGCTCAATCGCGGCCAAGGTTTGCTTGCGTATCTCTTGAACTTCAGACAATGCCTTAATCTGTTGGTTAAGATTGTTGGCTTGCGTATCATCTGGTGAAATCGAAAGATCATTTGCCACCCTATTAGCTGCATCGTTTATTTGATCTTCTGCAATTTGCTCTGGAGTTTTTGGTTTGGTAAATAATACCTTACCAACTTCTTTTCCGCCCATTCCAGCAACTTTTACAACTCCACCTGCGCCTGCCGTGATAGCACCCAATGCCAATGTAGTAGGAGCAACTTCCTTAAAAGCTTTTACTGCGCCAGCTAACCCTTGGTATTCGTTTGGTGCGCCTGCCGTGGAACCAGTTTGAACATATTGCTCCATTTTCGCTTGATCTGGCCCTTGTTGTGTTTGAGTGATAGTCTCACCAGCAAGTTCAATTGCTTGCCCACCAGCAACTGCGCCGACTTTTTTTAATAAAGTATTATTTGCTTTTTGAATCGCTTGACCAGCTACATTTGTTGCTGCTTTCTTTCCAAATCCAAAAGCATATTTCAAAGCTCCTAATTGAACTGCATTGCCGATAGCCTCTGGCCCTGCTTCCCACAATGCTGTGTTCTGTGCGATAGGGAGAAGTTCATTGTATGCTTTCGTTTTTTCTTCTTCAGTAAGGGGACTTCCTTTGCTTTCTTCTAATGACTTGAAGGCATCATACAAGAATTGTCCGCCTGCCATTCTATATGAAACTGGTGCAGAAGCAACCATTGATCCTATTCCTCCAGCGATTGCTCCAATAGGAATAGTTGCCACTTCAGCGGGAGGGAATAGTGCGCCTGCTGCCGCGCCCGCTACTGCTCCACCAGCAATAGCGGAAGCCATGCCAGCGATAGTAAATCCAGCACTTTGACCTGCGCCGCGAACAGCCTCGCCAACGCTCGTCATTCTACCTTCAGCTTTTCTTGCGGCGGCTTCTTGTTCTAACTTTTTAAAGTATTCTCGTTGTGTATCAAATGCAGCAATAGATTCTTTTGAATACTGATCTGGTCTTACAAGACCCTCTTTAGCAAAAGCTACAGAAGCTGGAACAACTTTTGTTATGCCAGAAAAAAATTCACCCAGAGCAAGTGGAATGTCAGCAATCGACATCTCCAAATCAGCAGCAGTTTTCTGAAGTGTATCACCAATAGAAGTGCCTACTGGTTCTTCATCAAGAAACGCTGCCGCACTTAATTGTTTTCCCGTAGGAGAATCCGATTGGTTTAGAAATTCTTCCGCTGTCATTGGTATCCAAATTGAGATTTTAGAATACCCATTGCTTGTTCTCTTGTCAATGCTCCAGACTTAACAGCAGACTTGACATCATCTGCCGACTTATACCCTGATGCTGCCGCTGCTGTTTGTGGCATTGCTTTATCTGTTCCTCTTATTGGGCCAGTTGGCGCGATACGAACAAATGAAGAGTTGCTATTTCCTGCCCTCAATTGTTGCAACCTACTTGGTGAGTTTTGGATTGTTTTAAATGCAGCAAGTTGCCCATCTGTAAGTTCTATTACTGGAGTTTTTTTGTCGTTTGGATCAAGATTCTTTTGATACAAGTTAGCCTTACCCGGTATTGTTATTTTTCCACCTTGAGTTGCCATTGTTGGAATTACTTCTGATGGCGTTTCTGTGTATGTCGTATTAAACACACCACCATTTTCTTTCAAGAACTTCCCAAGTTTACCTTGGCTCAATTCACTTGTTGCTGAAGTGAATAAAGTTTGATAGGCATCAATATCATTTTTGTTTGTTCCAAAAGTTACTGAGTCGGATTTCGCGCCAGCCGTCATTGACTTTGCTTCAGTTGTAGGCTCAAGAATTATTCCAGTAATATTATTTCCAATTACAGCACTTTGCTCAGGTTTAAGCGGATAAAAATTCTTTCCTAATTGCGGTTTATTTTTTTCAAAGTTCTTATCAGAATCAAAAACAATAGACAAGTCTTGCATCACTGCCATCTTTCCATCCTCTGGAAGCGAGTTGTATTGTTCTGAAAACTGTTTAAATGAAGCTACTTGTTCTGGAGGTGCTGGATTCTTGATAGAATTTAGGAGTGCCTTCTTGTATTCTGGAGACTTGATTGAGGCGGCCATGCTTTCAATCGCTTTTATTTGTGGCCCTTTATATGTCATTTCAGTAGCACCACCCTCTTCTTGAATTGGAGCTTCTTTTGTTGGAACTGTTTCTGGAAGTGGAACTTCTACAATTGTCGGTGAACTTACTTGATTTGCAGGCATTCCAATTTGTCCTTGTGCCGTTGGTTGCGATACCGCTGTTGTGTCATAACTTACATTCTGATCTGGATATGTCACGTTAGGAGGATTTTGACCCAACAATGTCATTCTCGCTCTGTCTTCTGGAGTGTAAATGTTCCTATCTTCTTCTCCGCCACCGCCAGTTTTATTTGCAGTAACCTTGTCGTAGTATGCTTGCCTTTGATTGTATTCCTGACCTTGTTTGTAACGAGTAGCAGATTCATTAATACCTTTAAGTCCCATCTCAAGAAATGGCAGGACAGCTTTGTTCTGCATAAGATTAGGATTGGATGCAAAAATACCCATCATGTTAGAATATGCTGCCGCAGTATCACCTTTTTGAGCAAGTGTCATCGACTCCTGCATACTCTGCTGTAAGAAGGGAAGCATTTCCTGCGCTTGCTTCTGCTGCTCTCGTTGAGCCAAAGACGCGCCGACTTGTTGACCAAGTTTAGCCAAAGAATCTCCAACCCATGCGGTAGATTCCGATGCGCGATTGGTTCCCTGCATTATGAGTTCTGCGATAGACATGGTATTTTATCTTCCTCCGTAAACTATTGATTGTGGTCTTGGAACTCTTTCATTACTTCCAGCCATATCTCCAGTAGCTACATTTCCTCCTTGGTAAATTCTTCCTCCTGCAACTTGACCGTATTGATCTCCCTTTGTTTGAAAAGTATATGGTTGGTTGTAAAGTGCTGTTGCTCCCGCACCTGTTCCCGCGCCACCTCCTGCACCCTGCGCTGTATTAAGTTGTCCAATCGCGCTACCATATCCAGATAATGCGCCAGCGGTTGCTTGTCCAATTTGCTGAACACCTTGGCCGACTGCTTGCTGGGCGGCATAGCTTGCGGCGATGTTTTCTTTGTTGGCACTATACACTCCAGTTGCTTTAGCTAATCCAACCTCTGCTGCTCCCATTTGGAATCTATACTGCAACTCACCAACTGCGAGTGGGTCTGCTGTAAATGCTTTAGCTAACTGCTGCCAGTTTTGTGCTGTTCCTTGGATTGCAGGAACCGCTGCCAACCCTTGTCGTTGAAGATCAAGAGAGGTTAAACCAAATTGTCTTGGGACTAATGCTTGTGCTACTTGGAATCCACCTGCTCGGCCTGCTGTTGCTGGATTAAATCCTGCGCCGCCAAACTCAGCAATGTTTCGCATGGTTTGTTCTCTGACATCTTGTGGGATTTCTCCCCTCAAGTATTGGTCAGTAACGCCCATCGCTTGGTTTAATTGTTGCGCTGATCTTTCCCTTAATGCTGCCGCTCCGGGCTGGAATTTTTCAAGTTCTGCTCTTTGTGCCGCTGAAATTCTTGCGGCATCAGCAATCATTGATCCAACATCATAAGTTGGAGCTTCCACATTCTTTAATGCTTTTTTAAATTGACCCGCCGCTGCACCTTGCGCCCTTTTTGCCCTATCCGCTGCCGACATTGAGATAGCAGCAGAAGTCGCCGCTGCACCTACAGCAACTACACCAGCGGCAATAGCAAATCCGCTGGAGTGAAACATCATTGAATGTTTATCGTTGCCTAATGGGTCTGGTAGAAGGAATCTCATTTGATTAAGTCAGTTCGGTTGTGCCGCCACTTCTGCACCCTTGGGTCTTCCTTGGCGATGTGGGGATTAAAGTCTCTTGAAGTGATACTGTCAATAATTTCGTCTGGATCAGTTAAGTCAGTTACATGGCAAGTAGTCCAGATTGTGTCTTTGTGAGTAGCCAGCAAACGCCTTGTTCCTGCTTCTGTGATGCCACTGTAGCCTGTTTTGTAACGATGGGCAGGGATTCCATGATACCAGACAGTCACATCGCCTTTCATAATAAAAAACGGATGGGTAGTCAGATGAAGCAAACTTGTGAGAATCGTATCCTTCGGCATATAGATTTCACGAATATACATACCCGGCGTGAACCTGTGAACCAATGGACACTCCCGTGGAGGCAATTTTAGAATTTCCAAATCCATCAAGTTTAGATCGTAATCTGGATCACCATACCCAACTACACTTTTTGCGTCGATCTTATCTGGAATTGTCAAATTCATCTATAAAGAAAATAATCGTTTGGTGAAGGTGACAATAAATCAGACCCGATTAGGTTATCTGCCCGACTATAGTTTGAGAAACGGATTGGTGCAGCGGTTGGAATTTCTGCGTTTGACATTTCTTTCTCTTGCTCTTGCACGGCAAGGGATAGGTTGCTCAAGAACTCCTGTGCCTTACGATTCTCACGCGAATTCAATGCCAATACAGCATAGATCATCGCATCAGGAATAAACTCAACCAACTCTTTCGGGTCTTCAAGGTCAAAGTATTTCTTCGATGCGTAAAGAGTAATTGCGTTACATCCCTTCGGTGCTTTAAACCTGCGCCAAGTTGGATTCACATCGCTTGGTTGGTAAATGGAAATCAATGTTGAGATTTGCAGAACTGGATCGTATGCGTAAACTCGAATTCTTCCTTTAGTTTTTGGCTTACTAACTGAGCGTATTCCGATAATACTTTCGTTTGATTTTGAAAGCTCTGGTGGCCGTGTTGCTAATACTGTGATTTGATTGTAAGAAGAATACTCATTGTATGCTTCAAATGAAATTTCCACACCAATATCTTCGATGTTTTCTGCAACAATAGATATTTGGTATGGTCGGACTAAGTAATTCCGGTAAACAACATGAAGTCCTCCGACTTCTGTAATCAGTCTATGGCATGAGCGATCAGCATGAAGAGCAAAAGCATTGGTTGCATTGAACCATTCGTCTGCAAGTGATGCTGACTCATTGTTAATCCAGGCCAATTTGATTTGTTCATATCGACTTGGAAGAGTAAAGCATTCATCTACGCAACAAATCTGGACATACTCTTCTTGCGAAGTCCATGCTTTTTTATTCCAAAGTAGTCGCCTTGCTTGGTTTACGGCTTTAACTCCGCGCTCATATGAACACGTTCCTGAGTCTCCGACGAAACCCTTCACAAGCTCTACCATCTCTTCGAGGGTATCACCCATAGGGATTATCGTTACCGATAATTACTTTTGGTAGCCTTGTTTTGGAGTGCCAGCAGTCGTGTAGATGCTTGGCTTTTTGGCTCCAAGGTTTGGCATATTGCCCATACCTTCGCCGATTTTGCCGCGAGTTGGTGCGCCGCCAGAGACGAGCTTTGGGTCTGTTCCTTTTAATGGTGTCATATGTTTAATTTTTCTTTGTGATGGCTTATGGTTGTTCAGTATGGATCGCCATCCAATCCAAACTTGTAAGTGATGCAATATTATTATCAATACGAACTGTAAATCCAGCAACATTTTTACTTCCAGATACTACGCTAAAAAGTGGTGATGATGCTGGTGTGCCTGTATTATAAATTGGAGTAAGAGAAACATGGTATCCCGCTGATGGAAGTTCAGATGAAAATGTAATTCCAACAGAAGCTGTATCTCCAGTAGCGATAGTTATATTACCATATCTTACTGTAATTTTTGCTCCAACTTGTTCGTCTAAGGCATCAATTTGATTTTGTTGGTCAGAAAGAGTTTGGTTAATTTGGTTTATCTCCGATGGAGTTACATCACCCAACCCCGGAACAAGAATAGTTCCATTAGAAAGAACCTCATCAATAAATACTTGAAAAACATTCTGCCAATTTCCAGTTGGACAAAAGTCATCTGGAACATTTGGAAAAGTAATTGCTGGGCTGGAGTCTGAATTGTCCATAGCTTAATTGACGATATTATATTGCCAATATTTTTCTTGGCAACACAAAAATGGTTCGCATTCTTGATTTTCTTCTGGGCAGTCTCCAACCGGAGAATCATCATTGTTCTTGATGTTTGCCATCAACCTTACTCGGTCAACTGTAGCTGCTCCGATTAAATTTATTTTAATCTGAAACTCGCTTCCTTCTACTGCTGGTATGCCTGCCAAATCATTACACTCACTTGGGTCTGGCGTGTTAAACTTATAGCGTTTATAGCGATTACCTCCTCGTTGTGGGAAGCATTCGGTTACCACTGGTGAACATGGATCGCAACCATAAGTTGTAGGCACTTTCAGTTCTGACCAGCAAGGATTAGAGTCAGCGCGAAACTCGGCGGAACTTTCTACCTGTCCTTTAATCTCACTCATCCACATTTCTCCACCAGTGATCTTCTTGCGGAGGAACTTGTTGGTAGCCCCGCTTCGGTTGAAATCATATCTGCCAGTCGTGAAGAAGGACTCAATCTGACTTGTTCCATTAGGGCCGTAGTCATCACCTTGGGCTACAGTGAACTCGTAAAGTCGGTTCTTATTGTCTTTGTCAAACGAGAATCCGAATCCACGCTTTTCATTTTGGATTAGTGCAGTTAGAAGTTGAGTTGGTCTGATGCCCGTCCATAATCCATTCCAACGGAATTGGAGTTGAGCGTCTGGTGCGGGGGTTGAGGATTGGTCAAGGTCGAGAACCACCATACCACGATGATACCTATTCAGTCCCTCTACGCCTTCTGTTCGATATGTCTGTGGCGCAACTGTGCTGATAATGTAGTTGTTAAAAAATATCGTAGAAGCAAATTGCTTCAGCCACGGAGTATCATTAGATACCCACTTGTTCACATCCCTTGATAGTTTACGAAGTGAAAAGTATCTGGCGAACTCAGATTGACTGTTTGAATAAAATGCCCAACCATCGTGTGACCTAAACCAAAGCTCTGAGTTAGCTAATCCAAGGTATGGCGATGTGCATCCGCGCCCAAGGAGTGAGATGCGTTGGATGTTTGATGTATTCCATTGTGATCTTGGAAGAGATACATCCATTGAAAATGCTCCATTAGAAGTAAGGACTACAAGTTCACCTTGTCCTCGAAGATTAGTCCCAATCTGCGGCATTACTTTCATTCCCGTGATATTCCCCATCATCGCAGGAGTCGAAAATGCTCCACCCTCTGCCCAATATCCGATCTCTGTAAAGTTTTCTGTATTTTTTGTGTCGGTAAATCCACCGCCATAAATGATGTCAGATGCGTAGATTTGATTGAATTTATCAGAAACGAATACTCGCCCAAAGGCATACTCCATGATCGTTCCAATTGGCATTTTTGCCAAGTATGGATTTATTCGGTAAGCAGGTAATTTTACTGTTCCTGTTCCTATCCCATTTTGAGTATCTGTAATAACTGCTGTAAACTTGACTCCAATCGTATTGGATGGTGCGCCGATCAATGTGAAGTCTGTAGTTCCGACTGATACAATCTCGCAGTAGTCTTTGTTTTGGATTTCGCTTGCTGTCAGCGTTCCTAATACCCCGTCCCATGCTATAGCATTCTGGTAACCATTTTGGATATACGCCCGATCTTCAGCCTGCACGAAGAATGCGTGCATCATACCCGGATCGTTACCTTCAATGAGTTTATAGGCAAATGCCCGATTGTTTACGATCTTTAGAAAGTAGATAATCCCAGATACAGATAGTAGGATACCATCGTTTGTTCTGAGGTTGGTTGAACGATATGGATACGCACCTTGAAAACTACCACCAAGAATATCGTTAACGATAGTCTCGCTTTCACCATCTCCAGCAATAATTGGAATATTCCGAATGCTTGGTCTTGTCCTATTAATACCGCCTCGGAATGTCCTATTTACAGATTCTGATACTACAGACTCTGGTAAATACGATGGATGAGTATCTGCGTCTTGCGCGATGATACTTGTGAATCCATCAAAGACTGATCCTTCTGTTGGCATTAGACAACAATACGCAGTTCGCCAGTAGCGGTTTGATAAACATCTCTTGATATTAATCCACCAGTAATCGCGGCGGCGTTGTTTGCATATACTGGCAATGTTGGCATTCCAATTGTTCCGCTTGGTTTTACTGAAAATCTTTCTACGGAGGTTCCAGTTGTAACATCCACCATCCTAATTCTCGGTGAATCCGATGAGCCAAAAAGTTCAATAGTCCACCCAACCGAATCGTCTAATGATTTTGCAAACTGTATTTCTCCTCCTTCTGACGCCGAGTTTTGCCTGCCAACTCTTATTGTGCTTGTCACATGAAGGGGAGTTTCTGGGACAGATATACCAATTCCAACATTAGCACCCAAGAACACAGTTGCTTTTGTTGGCGAAACACTGGAATTGATGAATCCAAATCTGCCATCAGTTCCACCATTAAAAACCATTTCTCCACCCGTGGTTGGAAAGAAATCTAATGTCCCGCCGACTGCTAAATCGGGGTTGTTCTGTTGTAGCTTTAGCGCAGTTCCCGTAGTTGTGGTAATTGATGCGCCAATCCCCGTGGTTCCCGTAATAGATAGCGTATCCCCAGCTCCCGCTTGGGCGATGCTCGCCGCTGTAGTCGAACTATTATCGTTAACGATAACCTTCTTCGCATACTGCGTGATTTTAGAAATAATGTCTGTAAGTGTCATAGAATTGAATATACCCTCCAAGTTGATCCCTCATAGCGTAGGGTGATTTGCGTAGGCCAATTTGTGTTTAGTATTAAGTCTTGCGCTACACCTTCAATAAGTGATCCATTTCTATTTACGAGGACATTGTTAGTTCCCCAGCTACCTGAATGATCCGCAAATACAATTTCTTCAAACTGGGTTGGATTCTGTGGTAGAATTACTTGAACTACTCCAGCCGATGTATTTACAGATAATTTTTCTCCGTTTTTGGCAAAGTGCTGAGTTGTTATCGAAATCCATCCCTGCGCTGACCACTTGATTCCATTATTCCATACAAGTGTTGAAGCAGAGGATGGTGTAGCGATAGTTTTAGTGCAGAACGCATCGTCTTCTACTATCAATCGGTTTCCAGTAGTTACAGTTCCGTATGGTTCGCAGACGAGTGGTTCGTCTGCTTCGCAGGGTGGGCATGGAAGGCAGTTACTCATAATATTTGTAAGATTATTGCTATTATTAGCACGATTACAGATGGGATTGTCAAGTCTGCAAAGAATGCTTTAAGCGTCCAGTATTTTGGATTGAAGCCACCAAACACGCTCATGTCTTTTCTTAACTTGCTTGGAGATGCTTCAATGTTCCGATACTCGGCTTGAGCAATCTCCCTGCCTGCGAAGAAGAAGACTCCTGAAACAGTTCCGATAAACGGATTCTTTGTCAAAACATATCCGATGCCTTGCAGTGCAAGACAGATTAGAATATGAGAAATGTTGATGTAGTTTTTCAAGGTTTTTTGATTAATACTTTATTCAAAGTGCCATTCTCTCTTGCGTAGATTGTTTTTCCTTTATCTGGGCTTTCGTATGTAACTTTACTCATACATCGTATCCTTCGTTTTTCCAACGCTCTTGTTCAACTTCGTAGTTTGGCTTGTCTTTAGTGTAGTCGTAGAGGTTCATGTTTAATTAATACTTCTTGCGACTTCATACCAAAGAAGTCCATCGCTTACCAATGTAAGCGTTGTTCCCGGAATTGCATTTAGATTTCCATTTAGCCTTAATGTTGTTGAAGCATCAAATACTGTAAGCGTTCCCAAGAATTTTAATACAACAATTTTTCCTGCATAATCATCTTGAACAAGCAAATCACCTATATTCGTATTTCCAGTAACATTAAATACATTGCTTTCTCCATCAATTCTCATAATTGTTGTTGAAGCTACAGATGCAATATAACTATTTACAACATAATTTAAAGGAAGAGATATTATATAAGTTGGATTTGTAATAAATAATGGAGTTGATGCTGAATCTTGAACTATTCCATATTCCAATGATGTAAATGTGCAATCACTTATTTTTGTTCTATTTGCTGTTATTCTTGTTTGAACGCCTATCCCTTGATTGCTAACGCCAGTTCTTGCTGTGTAATTGTTTATAGATGCGATTCCACGAATATTTTCTATTCCATACAAAAAATGCGTGTTTCCATGGCAGTTATCAATTTGAATAATTCCATTTGCATTTGTGGTGTTTATTTTTATTCCTACGTCGGTCGCTGCTGTTACGCAACCAACGATGGCAATTGTATTTGTATTTCCAGTAATTGAAATTCCTGTGCTTCCATTAGCAACTTGAACTCGGCTTGGAGCTGGCCCTGCGTTTCCTGCTGTGGTGGCTGGAACATAATCCACTTGGCAACCGATTAATTCTGCTGTTGCCACATCATGAAGCCTAAATCCAGTTTCATACCCATAACAAAAACAATTTGTAAATTTAGTCCAATCTTGAAATGTATTAAAATTAAAAGCAATTAATCCTGTTCGTATATTAAGCCAAAAATCAAACGCCCCTTGTGCCATAATCGGCCAGCAATGCACATTTTCAATTCTTGTAACATCCCCACTATTTTGAGATGTAACCCCACACCTGCAATCAATATAAACATCGCATACATTAAGTCTTGCCGCACTAAATGGTGTATAGTTAATAATTCCGTTATAGAATCCAATTATTGTAGAATTTCTTACACCGCAATCAAGGTCTTCAATTTGAATTGCATCTCCTAAAAATGTAGAAGTTATTTGTGCTGAAGTTAAAGCAGCAGTAAGTCCTTGCCTCAAAATTGTAAGTCCATTTACTTCTGTAGCTTGTTGCATTTTTATAGATGCAGATGAAGAAAGAAGTAAGCATGAACCTTTTGTTAATACATTGGTGTTTGAACCGGGTAAGTTATTTGATGTTCCAATAAGTGAGCAATTTGCATTTAGTGTAATATTAGAATCAACCTTGCATCTTGCTGAAGATGGAATAAAAACCATTCCGCCCAATGATCCAAGTGAATTAATAGCCGCTTGAATCGCCGCAGTATCATCGGCAACTCCATTACCAACAGCACCAAAATCTTTGACATTGACCACATCTGCCATCCTCGTCACAAGATTACGCGCACTCGTTGTTCCGGTTGCAATGAATGGCGTAAATTGATTAAAACTATTTGTTACTACCCATGCAACACCATTCCACGCATAAAGAAGGTTTGTAGCTGTATCCCAATACAACGCTCCGGTCTGAAGCGGATCGCCTTCATTATCTACTGTTGGCGCCGCTGCGAATGCTCCGAGATATAAAGCATTAAACTCAAGCCAGCTATTCTCTGCATTTACAGCAGATGTATTCGCCTGACGAGCGTAGCTTGCTGTCTTGGTCGCAAGCAGATTGATAGCATCGTAGTTTGGGCCGCAAGGGTTGCAGTTGGAAGTTGAAGAGCAGTTACCCATAATTTTGTTTTATCGTTAACGATATTTTAGTTTTAGTCAAGCGTTTTCCACCAATAGATATGGAATTGTCTTTTGATTGTATCTGTTCATTTCTGAATAGACGAGGTTGATGAATCCATCCCACTGCGGAGGGTAGATTGTTTGACATCCTTCCGATGATGTCGATTTGTAACCGCCCTTATGGATGTTTATCGCAATCCCCATCGAATCACCTTCACCATCTCGCGTAACAGGGAGTTGTTCTTTTGCGTTAGCAGGTCGCAACGCTGGATAGCCGCCTCCGGGTTTACTAATTCCATGATTGCCTTTACGAAACCTATGCACGCCCGTTTGAAGCACCGCAATACCTTTCTTGAAAACCGATGGATCAGTATTGGCGTTAAATGTAGCATGAACAGAAGGAGATAATAATATGATCGCATCGTCGTAGATACCTCTGTCGTTCTTTCCTTTGACTCCCATCGAGTCTGCATAGTATCCACGAATCCCGACCAAACAAACCAAATCTTCGATCCTCGCACGAATTACCATTGCGAGAGTTTTTTCCTTGGCCTGCTGTGGTCTGGAGTTTGGAATCATTATCCTTTACGAACTACATTGATAAGTCCTACGAGGCCGAGTCCTGCGACAAGAATAGCTTCTTGAAGTTCTGGTTCGATCCTTACTCCGACTGCCGTAGCAATCAAGATAATGCCGCGCCATGTGCTATTTTCTGATAGCCGTTGAAGTAGTATATTTACGATTTTCATTTTTTTGTTCCTTTTGGTTCTGGAAGTTCATAAGTAAAACTTCCGTATTGTGTCTGTAGAGAAATTCCAAGTGTCTCGCATCCGGTCAGAAATGCCATTGCGAGAAATGCAAGCGAAATTAAAATAAGTCCAAGTGCTATTTTTTTTGGTTTCATTGTTTACGAATTTTGTTAAACATATAAACTATCGTCATAATTCCTGCAATTAGAGAAACAAATAATCCTCCAAGCCGTAAACCAGCTTCAATGTGTGGCATTAAGCTAATCATAAATCCAGTAAAGCTGGTAGTTGTTCCAATAATTCCAGTAAATGTCGTGTTGTCGTTCATCTGTTTAGAGTGTTATTGGTTTCCACTGACGCTCAACTCGATCTTCAAACCAAACTATCATAGGCTCCCATTCGCCTTCTTCTGGTTTTTCAAGTTTTACCACCTCTACAAGACGAGGGTCTTCCCATCCATCTGGCACTGGATATGGTCGAATTGTATCAATGCGAGGATTTCCGTCATCGTCAAGAACAACAGATGAGAGTTCTCTTGTTCCATCAGCAAATATAAGTCCAAATGTTTTCATAAATTATACTCCGTAAGCTACCTCAACAACATCAACGCTTGCAACCCAACGCCAAGTTTCAGATAAAATTCCTGTAACTTGAACGCTTAAAAAGTCGCTTGCGTCATTTGCTGTAATGCTAATTGATGTTAGTGATGCTTGGTCTATTCCAATTGTATTGACTGTTCCGACAAGTGTTGTAGTTGCAGCAACATTTTTAATTGAGAATTGACGAATATAACTTGCTGTTGCTGATCCATCACTTTTGATTCCAGCAATGTTAATTGTTCCTGTAAGGTATTTTCCAGACGGGATAGTGAGGCGGGTCGTTGCTCCGTCAAGTGCCATTTCAACTGCAGTATTTGTAGTAGTCTTGCAACGAAGGACAAATCGGGCGCGTTGGGCATCGCCGTTTGCGGCAAAGCGTCCAGACGCATGGGATTGCATTGCGCGTCTATCAGCCAATGATCCAATTCCTCCAAGTATGCCTGTGGATTCTCCTGATGCGGTATTTCCAGCCCCATCACTTTGTTTCCCTCCACCCACAACAACAGATTGTCCACCACTTGCAGAATTCAAATATCCACCTACGACAACAGAATAAACGCTTGAAGATGCATTACCACTCCCTCCACCTAAAAACGAATATTGACCACTGGCAACTGCCGTTGCCGATCCTTTTGATATTTGCAAATCAACAGCGTATGTTCCCCTTGCATTTCCAGCAGTAGCAGTCCCATCCGGCTTTGATCCAAGGATGAACGCCCCCGTGCCTTTCGGCGTGAGGACTAAATCGGAATTTGTTGCCGTTGTGTTCTCGGAGAGGGTGACATTTGTAGATACACTATGACCAGTGAGGAGTGTTCCAGCGGTAATGTTGGTAGTAAAATTAATTGCTCCACCACCAATGCTGGTTTCGAGTTTAAAAGTAGCTCCAGAAACATCACGGACGAAATAGTTGGTAGTGGTGTTGAGTCCAGTTCCACCTGTGAGTGCGGTGAATCGGACTGGTTGCCCATTGGCAAACGCAGAACCTGTAGCGGTAATAACATCTGTTAGAGCGTCACCAGTTATTCCTGTAATCGAAACAATAGCGTCTTCGACAATAAGACCAGAGTTTTGCAAAGTAGCTCCAGAGGTTCCATTTGCACGAAGGATAGAATTATCAACTGGGCCTGTGGTAATACTTCCACCAGCAAAGTTCCATACAACACCAGTTCCGGGATGTCTGAAATAAATCTTTTGATCCGTATGATTTATTGCGCCTTCACCCAAGGCAAGATTTGCAGTCGTAGGAATATTCCCAGCAACAATTGATTTTTTTAATTTTATGACATTGGCCATGATTTTAGGTGAGTTATAAGGAGGCGAGGTATTGACCCCGCCTCCTTATTTTGTTTGTTTTTAGTAAGTTCCGCCATCAATAACCGACTCAAGAGCAGCGATGCGGGATTCGTGATCCGCAACATCAGACTCAAGATCAGTTAGACGTGCGCTAACTCCAACAGTTTCCAAGGTCGTGATACGATTGGAAAGGCTGGTGTCGGCAGTAGAGCGGGTGCTTGCCTCTGCATCAATGTTGTCTTGGAGGACACCATCAGCAAGTTCCAAAGCGGAAACGGCAGTTGCGCGAGCGGAAGCTTCTGCGGAAACAGCTGCGATACGAGCAGTCTCTTCAGCAGAGATGTCGCTTTCGGCTGCGGTCACACGCGAGGCCAAGGCTGTCGCTGAAGTAACTACACCATCAATGCGGATACCAAGAGCGGTGTCAGCGTTGGTGCGGCTGGTGACTTCGGCTGCGAGAGCAGCATTGTTCGACGTAACGTATCCAGCAAATGCTTGATCGTTAGTGGTATCAACCGAGTTGATAAGTGTAACGATCTCGGCAAAGCTGTCTTTGTCTGCATCAGAGGCAGAAAGGATTGCAGAAACGTCACCTTCAACAGAGGTCACACGCACGTCGAGTGCCGAATCAGCAGCTTCCAGTGTGGACTGGGCAGCAGCGATAGCAATGCCACGGGCGGTTGCTTCAGCAGCGATGTCGTCAGCGAGGTCGCTCTCAGCACCTTGGGCGCGAGTTACTTCAGCACTGATGCTGTTAGTGAGCGTTGTGTCAGCGGATTCACGGGCCGAAGTTTCGGTCGCAACTGCGCTGGAAACAAATGTTTTCTTAGCGAAAACGTGTTCGCCACCGACTGCCAATACTCCTTCGGCTGTGCCGACGAAGAGTGACTTGTTAAGCACGTCCATTGCCAACTCGCCAGTCTGAAGACTAACGGGTGCGCCTGAACCGCGTTTGATTTTAATGATTGGATTACTCATATTTTATTTTATTTTATTTTTTGTTTGTTGTTGTTTTACTCAAATTCGCCAGCATCTATAATTGAAATTAACAACGCATACGATTGAGAGTCTATTGACCACCGCCATGGGAGTCCCGTATCAAGGGCGATGTAAAGCCTATTATTACGACCAGCAGTTGGAAATGATCCTCTATCTGGATATTCAACTATGCTGTCGTTAGGTAAAAGTAAATTAGGCGGAAGTATGATTTGCTTAGATGTAAAATCTAAGGTGTCAGAAAGTTGATTTGATGTAAGCCTTGTCATTAGAAACTACCTCCATCTACTTCGCTTGAATTTGTCAATGCGCCAATTTGTTCCGCTGTAAATGTTACAGATGATGGAAGCAAGATCAGTCTCGTAATGACGATTTTATCGCCAATCGGTAATGCTGCATTCAATACTACTTCGTTGTTAGGTATGTCAAGTGTATAATCACTTCCCGGTTCTTGTGAAACACCATTAATAAAAACAAAAACACTACTTGGGCCATCCGATGCAGTTAGTGTTCCGGGCGCAATAAATTCAAACTGAACATCATCTCCATCGTATCTGGTTGTCTGAAAATTTATCAGACCAGTAGATGAAGTGATATCCAGTTTCCCTGTAAATGGATTGAATTTAAATGCCATATTATACCTTAGAGTTTTCTATTTCTAATCTGCAAATGATGCCGTCACTCTCGCTCGTTGTAAAGAAATAGAATTGGTTGATGAGTGGTTAGCGACAAATAAAGCTACTTCATCATTTGGAGCCATGGTAATCATCCAGTTTGTTATAAGTTTTGCAAAATTATGACTTCCCGTATTGTTACGG